CTCAAGCATTTCAGCTTTGATTGCCTCAAAACCTCCCTTCAGGATATTGCCAGACTCAGCGATTGCATCCTGCCATGTCTTGTTTGATTCCCAGTCTGGAATCAGAGTTTTGTACCCACCAGTCGCCTCTTTAATTCTGATTCTCATGTTGGCAAATTTTCTTGCCTGTTTGTCAATTTCTTCATATTGCTCTGGAGTGATTTTTGCTCTGACTGCTCCATACCCTGCCGTCCCCTCAATCCTCTGTCTGTCAATGGCAAGGCCTCTGAGTCTCTTTCTCTCTTCTTTGAAGAACTTCCGTCTGTCTCTCCACTTCTTGAAACCTCTCTCCAGACCAACTGCCATCTTACCGCCAACATCTTCCCACAGCTTTGACAGTATTGGCATCAGCGACTTACCGATTGTTATCAGGGAGTCTTTTATTGTATTGCCGATTTGCTTCATCAGTGGCTTGAAACTTTTGTTGAGAATCCTGAACTCTGCCAGAACAACATCTGTCATCCACCTCCAAGTGGTTGACCAGTCATTTCTTGCAAATATGATGAAGTCAACAAACAAATCCTTGACCAACAGGACTGCAATTGCAACTTTACCAGCCCAGAGTTTCACGACTGTCTGATTCTTGGCGAACCAGTCTCTCATGCCCTTGATTGCTGGCAGGAAATACTGACCATAAATCTCTGCAATGTCTCCGATGATGTTCTTGATTTGAACCAATGCACCGCCAGCAGTCTGAGCCTTTGCTTTTGCCGCATCCCAACCAGCCGCCAATGCCCTGTTGAGTTCAACCATCTTCTCTGTGTGTGTCTTTGCATTCATCAGTGTCGGAATATAAGTGTTCAGGGATGAACCTGCATCTCTGATTGTCTGGATATAATATCTCAGGAAGATTGCTGGTTTTCCTCTGCCACCACCAAAACCTTCATAGAGTGCGATTGCCGCTTTTGCGGCATCCTGTGCCTCTTTGTTTGAGAGACCAAAGGTCTTTGCCATCCGCATCAGCATCAGGACTGCCTCATCACCATACTTTGTGACAGACTGTATTTCAGCCGCATATTCTTTCATCGCCTGAAAGTTCTCTTTTGTATAGTCTCCCTGAAACTTCATGGCTTGAGCCAGTTCTATCTCAGCCGCCTCTTGCTTGATTGCCGCAACTGTTGCCAGAGTATGCATCGCAACAAATGCAAGAGCCGCCTTCTTTGCCAAGCTGTACATCTTCTTCAGGACTGAACCGATTGCTCTCATGGCAGAAGTGACAACCTTCTTTGCCATCGCCAGTCCCTTGCGTAACGGTTTCAGGTTCGCCCTGATGTTCACATGAGCAGAGCCAAGTCTTACTCCAGCCATCTATTTCTTCCTTCCTCTTTTGAACATAGTCTGTGCAACTGCAAAGCCAGCTTCGCCAGTCAGTGGCTGTTCAGTGCTGTCAACTCCATGCTCCATCTTTGCAATTGTTCCCATCTCATCAGTCAGCCTGATGAATGCTCTCAATGTCAGTGCCATCACTTCATCCAAGTTGAAACCGTAAAAACGACAGACCAGAGCAACAGCAGTTGACTGGTCTATTGGTTTTTCTTTATCGGTTGCCTTGTCCGTTTTTTTTTCACTTCACCGTTGAATGTGCCTGAGAGGATCTCGCCAACACTGGTGATGTTTTCAACAGTGAGCATCTGCATCACTTCTTCAAGATTGATTTCTGGATAGTGATACTTGAGTGACAGATATGCCAAGAACCCGATGCCTTCAGTGGTCTCCATCTGTGCTTCAATCTCTTCTTCACTTGGTGGTTTGTCCAGTTGCTCCAGCAGTTGCAATGGGTCAACATTGCCGATTGCCTTTGCATCTTCAAGCAGTCTGTCTCTTCTGGTCTTTCTGGCCTTTGCTTGCTGTTCCAGAATCCTTGTCCTGAACTTGCCGAAGTCTGCCAGAGACAGTTCGCTGAATGTGAACTCTTTGCCGCCAAGTTCAATCTTCTTGGTTCTTCTTATGTACACATCAAGATATGCCATTTCAGTTCCCTTTCAAAATAAGTTTTGTTATGCAGTTGGTCTGACAGTTGCAGATGAATGCCAAGTCCAGTTTGCCCATCCAGCAGTCTTCACACCCAAGAATGAATATGACACAGTTGGAATGCCATTGACATCAGATGAGAATGTAATGTCAGTTACGACTGCATCTCCAAAGATTCCCTTATAGACTGTGCCAGACTGATACAGGAACAACTCAAGATGAGCCGCATCTCCACTGAGTCCTTCTGGTGTGCCGTCAGTGTCAAGTGGAATGTTACTCTCGCCAAGTGTCATCAGACATTCGACTGTTGCAGTGATGCTCTTATAGCCACCAATGAATGTCTTCCAAGTGTCCTGCATCGCTGAGATTTCAGCAGTATCATGAATAATGTCAGCAGACCAGTTCTGACCATGTTCCAACTCTGTGTCCACACCACCAGAGTCCCAGTATATGTTTGCAAGTTTGCCATGAAATATCGCCATCGTTTTTCTCCTTTACTATGTAACTGCCGCCTCTGTCAATGAGCCATTGCCAAGAAAACTGTATGTCACCTTCGCAACATCATTGAGGTCAACCGATGTTGAGATGCCAGTGACAATCGCATTGCCTGTGTACTTGTATGCACTGATTGCCGCTATGCCACCATACAGAACCAGAGATGCACCGTCTTCATCTGACAAGTCAGTGTCAATGTCTGGGTCATATGAAGTAGTCGCTGGAGCAATGTCCTGCAAGTCAACTTCAACAGTAGCTGTCCAGTTGAGCAGACCAGTGACATACTCTTTCCAGTGTTTTGCTGCTCCGACTGCAATATACTCCATGACGGTTGATTCAGCCACATCTGCCGTTGCCTCAACAGACCAGCTTGTCACATTGACAATCGCACCGCTGTTGAACTCAACTTGTCCTTGCTTACCACAAAAAGCCGCCATCTTATTTCTCCTTATATATTATGTTGCATCCTGTTCCAACTCATCAGTGCCTTGAAAAGACAGGGATGCTGTCGAAACATCATTCGCAGAAACACTGCCTCCGATGTTTGTCAGAATTGCATTGCCCTTGAGTCGTCTGCCGCCAGTGACTGTGAAGTCAAGAATCAACTCTGCCTCAGTTCCAAGTGCAGCCAAGCCGATTCCACCAAGTGGCAGTCTGACTTCAACAGTTGCAGTCCAGTCTTTGAAACCAGAAACTGACTCTTTCCAGTGAACACCTGCCGCTGGTGCAGAGACATCCATGACTGTCGAATCTGGATGGTCACAGGTTGCAGTGGCACTGAATGACAATACCTCGAATGTCAGACCTGTGAAACTGGCCTGACCTTGCTTTCCGCTGAATGCCGCTGTTGCCATTTTGTTTCTCCTTTAATTCTTTTGTACCCATAACTCATAATCTATGACCGACTGCCAGATGTCATCAACTGCATTGATGTTTGCAATGTTGGTTCTCTGCATCTTAATAAGTGAGTAGCCAGTAACCGTCACTGTCTGCCAGTCGAATGCACTGTCAAGTTTCTCAGCCATGTCTGCAATCTGAAGTCCACCGTCATCGGCATTGGTATAGAGATTGAACTGAATATCCACTTCGTCAATCCTGTCATCAACTGTACTCATGATTTCCTGCTTGCCGACATTATTGATATAGAAGACACAGTACGGCATCACTGGCTCTTGCGGTGCTTTCTGAAAGTACATCCTGCCGCCAAGCAGAGTGTTCAAATCGCTGTTGCTTGTAAAGTGAGACCTGATAGATTTTGCGATTATCTCAATCATCCATTCGCCTCATTGAATATCTTGTTGATTTCTCTTCTGTTCTTCTTCACTGCTGGTCTCAGAAATGGTCTTGGTTTCATGTTGTGAGTTCCAAGTTCCAGCATCGGAGCATACTTGACATTCATGGTGTCACCGACCAGTCCGACTACATCACCGAATCTGGTGAAGACTTCGTGACCGATAGAACTTCTCAATGCTCCAGTGTCAACTGCTGGTGGTTGCCCTGCAACACTGGCTGAATGAACTTTGCCACCTCTCTTGTACTTCCTGCCAGTACCAACTTTGAAACTCTTCTTGACATATCTCTCAACCAGCAGAGCAGCTTTTTCCATTGCCCTGATGTTGACATCAGTTGCAACATCAGCAACCTGCTTGCCTCGCCATTCTGTTATCTTGAACTCTGCCATTTATCTCAACTCACTCAATTCAATTTCCAGATGATGGTTCTTCCAAGCTGGATTCGCAATTCCAGTCACCTCAAAAGTCCTGTCATCAATTACAACTCTGTCACTTTCACTAATTGCAAGGTTCGCTGAAGATGCAGAGCAGTACAGTCTCTGCACCTGTCGAACTGATGTCCTGCCGAACTCATCAGTCTCAGTGACACTCTTCGGATTCAATCTGCAAGGCAGAGATGCAATCCTTGTGTCAAAGACTTTAGTGACTCCACCCATCGCATTGATGCTGTCGGTCTTCTTCTCGATCTTTGCAGTCGATGTATAGAAGTCAGTGATTGCCATTAGATACTCCATTTCTTCCAGACCGCCATCCTGCTCTTGATGCTGTCTGGAATGCCGAATGAACTGTCAGTCATTGTAATTGCGTGGTCTCCAAGTTTCTCACTTTTGACTGACAGGTCTTTTGTCCTGCTCTGGTAATAGCTGTTGGTCAAGTCAATGCATATCTGTATCAGGTCATCAGGGATGGTTGTATAGCCTGCTGTGTATCGCACTGTCACATTCTTGTAACCTCTGGCGAACTTGCCTGCCAGTTTCAGTGTTCCCCTGTCATCATAAATCTCATAGTCATCCTGAAGATTGTCTGGTGCTTGCAAATAGACATATTCGTCATGGCACATTTTGCCGCTTACTTGAAACAACTCCATTGCATCGTAAAGTCCGAATGACGAGATATCCAGAGTTGCAGTCCAAGATTTGCCCAAAGCGTTCACAGCGGCCACCAGAGAGGTCAGAGTGTGAGTCCCTCTTGCAGCGAACGCAGTCGTATCAGCTCCGTCATTAGTACCACCTTGGATGACACAGTCCAGACCAGTTGAGTTCTCATCGGTGACATCGACATTGCAGTATGCATTCCAAGCACCAGAGTCTTCATTGATGATCCTCACAGGTTCAGCAACCGAAGTTGCAACCATCTGAATCTCAGTCACTGGATATTGCTTGAGCATAATCTTGCTCATGCCGTTGCCATCATATCTCTCTCTGTATGTGTCGGACTCAAATATCCTGTCACAGTAGTTGTTGATTGCACTGGTAGACCTGTCGAGCAGAGCAGAGATGAGAGTGTCATCTTCAGCAGTCTCTTTGCCAATATAACTCTTGAACAGGGCAGTCGTAGTCAATGCCATTACCTAAACTCCTATCCGCTTGCCACAGAGTAATACATTGTAATCACTGTGATTGCACTGTTGACATTGTTGCCAGTTACTGCCAGAGTCAGCGTGTCGTCAAGAGAAACCGCAGGATGAAAGTATGTGCCGACAACAATGGTTGCCACCTCTGTGTTTGCAGTATGACGATTCACACACAAACTTTGCAGGACATCCACAGAATTGGCATTGGTCAGGACAATATCATAGTTGGCCTGTGGAGCAGTTACTCCACTGGGATTTGTCTCGACAGTCAGCAAAAACCCTTCAATCTTTGTAGTCATTGCAGTCGCTGGAAATGAACCATCACCAGAATCTGCTGTGCAAGTGAAGACCACCTTCTTGATTGTTCCCAAATTATAATATGTCTGAGTTACAGTTCCAGCCATATCAATTCTCCTTATCTAATCTGTGCTATTTTAACATAATCAATTGCCATTGAAGTAATCGGTGGTGCGGCATCGTTGTTCTTGATTTCCCAGAAGAGTCCAACATCATCCATGTTGCCGATGACCAACTCATGAGATGCATACGACTTGCCGTCCAAGTATGGTGTGATTGTAGTCGTCCCATTGAACTTCCAGCCAAGTCTCTGGAAGTCATTGTCAAGACAACCGCCAAGCTGTGAAGTAGTTTTCCTGTCGCCATTGTTAGTCTGGAAATACCACATCATGTCATCCTGAACTTTGTAGAAGACTGCACCATGATATTCTGCAATCAGACCTGCATCACTGTCCTGAGTCATTTCAACTCCGATTGTTGATGACATTCCTGTTGCGAAGTTGAACTCCCACATCGAGCCAGCAGAGTTGCCTTTAACGGAAGTCTCGAACCACATCTCTTTGTTGGTTGCAAACTTGTAGCCCTTGCTCATCGCAAACAGTTGTGAATACTCATTGCTTGTCGGAGGCCCATTGACCGCCAGATAGAGTGTTCCGTTTGCGGCGTTATTCGGAAGTGCATCCAGACCGCCATCGCTGATGTAGTCATATCTCAACTCAGTTCCGTCTTCATCCCTGAATGTCCTGAAGTCATCATAATAGACTGAGCCAAGTGATGGGTCTTGATAGATTGCAAGCAGTGGACAGGTTGCCCAGACACCTGCTGTCATCCAAGGATTCAGTGACGGCTCATTGTAGCCAATCACACTGCTGGTTGTATTTGAAGTTGTCTCAAATCTGCTCATCGTATCTGCACCACTTTCACATAGTCCAAGTACAAAGTTTCTTTGTTTGCTCCACCGTTCTTGACTGACATACAAAGTTCCATCTCGTCAAGCGATGCAAGAGTCAGTGTCAGACCATTTCCAGCGACACCGTCCAAGTATGGAGTTGCAGTCGTATCTCCATCGAAGTGAAAGCCAAGTCTGTGCCAAGAGCCAGATGTAAAGTCTCCAGCATCGGCAGTTGTAGTCTGAGCCGCCGCATTTGAAACCTCAAACTGCCAGACAGTACCGCCATCGACTTTTGCCCAGACGATTCCGTCATGACTTGCAGGTGGCCCTCCACCGTTGTCCTGACATACATCAGCACCAGCAGAGTCGGTCAGTCCGACCAGAATGTTTGCATCGTCAGTGTTCTGCTCAGTCAGCTTGACTCTTGCCTCAAACCAGAGTTCCTTGTTCGCTTCAATCAGCCAAGACTCTGAGAGAGTGTATATAGTCGATGCATGATTGTCAGTCGTATTGGTTGGCTCGATGACTGCCTGACCGTTTGCTCCGTCAGTATAGTTGAACAGTGGAGTGTCACCTGCAATGTCATAGAAGTTCTCAGTGCCATCTTCATCTTTGACAATCCTGAAGTCATCCATCCAGATTGTTCCCAGAGATGGGTCTTGCATAATCGCCAGAATCGGACAAGTCTTCCAGAGTCCAGTTGTGTAGTCACTGTTGATGCTTGGCTCATAGTAGCCAGTGACACCGCCACTTATATATGCTGTTGTCAAAAATGTATTTGCCATCTCAAAACTCCTTATCAGTCTGCATCGGCCGCAGGGTCAAGAATGCCAGATGCAGAAACTGCACCAGACATATAATTCTCACACACCATACAAGCCGCCGCAGTAATCGTATCTGTTATTGCTTTCCCTGCCTGTCCCAAGTTGCGTGTTATCAAACCAGTTGAACTGTTGTGCAGTTCTATCACTGAGCCAGCAGTGGTATCGACATTTCTCATCACATTGTCTGAGATGATGATGATGGTCTGTGCCGCAGTAGTTCCGTCAATACAAGCCGCTGAATAATCACCAAAGATGTAGTTGTTCGCAATCACAGTTCTTGCCGATTCGCCAACCAGCTTGATTGCACTTGCACAGCCACCGCCATCCACAGTATAGAACTGGTTGTCATGTATTTTGCAACCGTCACAAGCCGCAGTCACTGAGATGCCAATGACCAATTCTTTTGCCGCTGAGCCGTCAGTGAAGATGCAGTTGTCAATCTCTGCACCGTCAGCAGATGCACCAAGTGTCAGACCAGATGCCATGTCTGCAACATCAGAGATGATTTTGATTCCACTGACTCTGCAATTGGCCGCAGTCACTGAGAAGTATGCATCATTAGCAGTGAATGTGAATGTCGGTCTCTGGTTGCCCTGTGTCAAACCTATCAGAGAAACTCCAGCAGTGTCCATCGTTGTGATAGAAGTTGCCGCTGTTGCCTCACTCTCAGTATGCCAAGGTGCAATAAAGATTGTATCTCCCTGATTCGCAGTACACTTGTCAATTGCTTGGTCACAGGTTGCCATTGCATCAGACCAAGACGAACCATTGTTTGTCGATGCTCCGTTAGTTGCATCAACAAAATATGCATCACCTGCAACATCAGGTGGGAATATCTGCAATGAGCCGCCCAGCCATGAACTTTGAAATCCTGACCTATTTTGTCTTGCCATAATAATTCTCCTTATTAGTCACCACCCTCAAAAGCTGATGCCGACATGACACCAGCTTCGGAGGAGGGTGATGAAAAGCCATTCAATTTTAAGCAATCACCGAATCAGTTGTGTCTTCTGCATATCTTGGGTCTGCCATCATGATGATACAGCCACCAAGAATTGCTGTGCTGTCAACTGCCAGTGCATAGCTGTATGCATACTCATACTTCACACCAGAGACCAGTGGCAAATCGTCAGCAGAAACTTTCACGATGTACATCTGGTCAGAACCAGCAGTGGTTGTCACAGTCGATGCGGCAACCCATGCGGCATTTGTGTCAGTTGCACTGACTATCTTGTACTGGAATGGAATTGCAGTGGTGGTATTGCTTGGCACTGCATCGTCACAGGGAATGACGGTCAATGTCTGTGTCCCTGCTGTTCCAACTCCCCAGAACCACATGAAGTATGCAGTCTTGTATTTTGCAAAACTGACAACATCAGATGGAACATGAGTGCCAATCATATCGGCAACAGGTGAACCTGCCAAAGTGTCTGATGTACTTGGAGGCATAACCCAGTGAAATTCATCTCCAAACATAATTATTCTCCTTATCTTCTAACTGTTATCTTTTTCAATTGTCATTAGGCTCTCTCATCAAGTGCCACAAAGGGCGAAACGGTGTTCGTTCCATGTTTCGGGGTCACTGCCGATGCCCACCAAGGTTGTCCGTCAAATCTGACCACAAACCTGAACGCCTGTTCGTCTTCAACAAACTTGACATGGATGCTTGTCGCCACATCCATTGCCCTGCCCTGCTTGGTTGCAGTAATGTACTGGCTGAAGTCGCCAAAGTAGATGTCGCCCTTAGTTCCGACAGTTTGACAGTGCGGACTCCAGATGATTGGTCTGCCAAGCAGTGTCGAACCAAGCGGATTCTTGACATCAGCAATGAAGACAGTAGAGCCGCCAGTTCCGACAGTCAAAGTCAATGCACCAATTTGCGGCATCGAATCCTGACTGATTAGCCAGATTGCTTTGCCCAATGACGGAGCATACATTCTGCTGTACATATCCAGCACATTTTGCGTGACGATAGATGCCGCTGGCTGACCGCCGACTTTCGCAACAGAGACCAGACATGGACTGTTGAGAACACCAAGTGCTTCACCAGCACCAGAGCCATTGATGATGTCCTCATCTTTGGTCAATGCCATCTCAGTTGAGACCATCGTAGTCAAAAATGTCTGCAAGGCAATCGGACTGTCCTGCAAGAGTTCATCAGTCGCATAGACCAGAGCAGTCATCTTGTTGAGTTTCAGTTCAGCCTTTGCCAGTTGCGGAAGACTTGCAGTCTTATCATTGCCTTCAGACGGCTTGTAGATAGTCACGCCGCCAGTCCAGCTTGTCGCCATTGATGCCCTGTTGACAAATGGCAGAGACAAGTTGTTGTTGATGGGAAAGTTGGTACACTTCGGTGCAATCACACCAGTCTGAGCAATGGCAGTCAGCAGTGCAGTTGAAAACTCCTGTGGAATCAGGAAACCGCCATCAGCATTGATTGCCTCACCCATGCCTGTAATCTTCTGGTCTTTGCACCAGCCTGACAGCATCTGGTCATTGAGACCAGTGATGACCGACTTGCAGAAGTGTCCAAGTGTAGGCCAAGGACTCTTGTCTTCTTTCGGTGATGCAAACAGCTTGCCATCAGCTTCTGCTTTGAGGCCCTTCAGCACTTCATCAGCAATCGATTTGGTCTGCTCTGCAGCGTCATCTGTATTGTCATCAGTGGCATCATCAGTCGATTTGGTTGTCAACTCAATGTACTTTTCGGCAATGCCCTCATCGAGCATCCACTGGACATC